CGGCAACAGGCATACATACCGGCTCAATTGCTGCAGTACAGGAAAGAGAAAAAAGTTTAAATAAAAAGAGAAAAATTATACAAGGATTTGATGGGTTTGAATCATTCTTATATGAATCATCATCATTTGGTTGGCCGTATTCGGGAAGTTTTAGATTACCATCAAGTGATACTGGAAGTGTTGCGCCTTGGTATGAAACTATAATAGAATTGGCTGAGGTTTATGATAATATGAACTACAACTATGTTCTTAATAACATACCCGCATACATATCCGATTATTCCGAAAATGAAAGTTATTTATTATTTCTTTCAATGATAGGACATCACTTTGATAACATATACTTTTATACAAAAGCAATTGAAAGAAGTAGGGGATTGGGTTATAAATCAAAAAATGGAATATCTGATAAACTATTATATGATACCCTAAAATCCTTCAATTGGAATGCGTTGACATTGGATTCAAATGCTCAACTTTGGAAATTGGTATTTGGTATGGATTCGGATGGTAATACTAAACAAACAAATCCATCAAAAGAAAGAACATATGAAGTTTGGAGAAGAATTGTAAATAACTTACCATACCTTTTAAAACATAAGGGTACTAAAAGAGGAATATATGCACTAATGGCTTGTTATGGTATTCCAGCTTCAAATCTATCAATAATAGAGTTCGGGGGCCCGGAACCTACTGATTTAGAAACTAATAAATCTAAATTTGTATACGATAACGTAACAAATACGTTGATATTCAACGATGGTGCATATATTGAAATGCCTTGGAAAGATACGGATAAAGGAAGAAGGCCCGATACTATCGAATTATTCGTAAAACCATCATATGCAAATGAATGGACACTTGTTACCGGTAGTGGTGATTGGAATATATCATTAAGTGGATCCGCAAATAGTAGTTATGGTAAAGTTATATTTGATTACGGAACGGGTGTTTTACAAACATCTACTTTACCAATATTTAATGGTTCTTTTTTCGGAGTATGTTTGACAAGAGAAATAGGTTCTCCAAATGATACATTTGTTTTGAGTGTTAAGCAAACAAATAAAGAAAGAACAGTATTTGAAGATAGTGTAACCGTTTCACTCTCAACCGGTGGACACAATTATGAGGATGGTAGTATATTAAGAATAGGTAATAATCAAAGTTATAGTGGTAGTTTGGATGAATTCCGTTTGTGGAGTGAACCATTGGATAAAGATGTTTTTTATCAACACGTTGCATTCCCCGAAATGTTAAACGGAAATAGTATTACGGCATCTACTTCTGATTTATATTTCCGTTTAGATTTTGAATATCCAAAAAATTTAGCAGTTACATCTTCATTAATAAATGTAGATACTAACATTTATTTTAGCGGAAGTATATCTAGGAATGATTTAGAAACGGGTAAAATTGATGCAATTGCAGGTTCAACCATTTTATCTATGAATCCAGATACAATATATTCGGCCTCTGCATTTGGGTTTACTAGTGTTTCCGAATATCCTTTTAATTTTGAAGCAATTGAGAGAAGTGTTGTTTTGGAAATGCCAAACATAGGTTCATCAAGATATTCAACAAATAAAGTTAGATTTGAATCACAACAAAATTTTGATGGAAATGATGTATCTGGTGGTGTAGATTTATCGGTAAAAAGTAGAGTAACTAAAAAAGCATTTGATCAATCACCAATTGATTCAAATAGAGTTGGATTATTCTTTTCTCCTACAAAGGAGTTAAATATTGATATTGCAAAATCTATAGGTGGGTTTAATTTGGATAACTATATTGGAGACCCATCGGATAAGTACAAATCTAATTACAAATCATTAGATGATTTAAGAAAATATTATTTTAAAAGATACGATAATAGAGACATATATCAGTATATAAATCTTATCAAACTATATGAGAAATCAATGTTTGATGATATTAAGAAGATGCTACCTGCAAGGGTTAAGGCAACTACAGGTTTATTAATAGAGCCGCACTTTTTAGAAAGAAGTAAGATACAGCAGAATAAACCAACAGGATCAAATGATTATAATGAAACAGAATTAGATACTACCGAAAATAGATTATTATCTGCGGAAACTTCTGATATAAATTTGTATATAGATACTAATGATGAATATGATTTGGGTGGTGAGGATAATCAATATGAAACAACATTAACCGATACCAAAATTGAAGATGTAAACGCAGATGAATATCAAAACGATGTTATAATAAATTTAGATGAAACCAATTTAATTTCGGCTGATAATGAATATTACGAAACTACTCTTGATGCCAAATCGGATGAACCGACGTTACAATTGGAATCAGAAAACCAATCGTTTTCAACATTTGGACAAGATGAATCAAGTAATTTAGGATTCGGAATTTATTCTATGAATGGCCATTCTATAAGGTCATACTACGATAGTAATGGAATATTAAGAACGGAAAGAGTAATCGTATATTATCTTACAGAAGAAAAAACAAAAACATATGTAACATTTAAAGAATTTGTCGATGGTGTTGGTGACCCTAGAGGTGGGTATAATGTAACAACAATTCCATATTCGGAAACTACGTTGAATATAAAACCTTTAGAAGAAATACAAGTAGGTGATTTAATTACAATACCCGCAATAGATTTGGAAGATGATGAAATAACAATCGCAGATTCGGTATTAACAGAATTTGTTTGTGATTTAATACTATTAGATAGACAAAATGGTAAATTAGAATTTAGATACCCACAAACAACAGGAACAATATATTATGCGGATTTATTGGGAATCGATAACCAAAACGGTGCAGCTGCTGAAGGTTATGATATGGATTTTATAACTGCTCCTGGTGGAAGTACTACCTATGGTGGATTCCCTGTGGTTGGTGGTAGAATAACCAATGTAATTCGTGTTGATGGTTATACGAAATATCATTATAAAAGAGTTGGTGATTTAACAAAAGGATTACAAAATTCTTTCTATAATGGTTCAAAAAATACAGCCGCAACTACATTGGATGGTTCCCCTCCTGTTGAAGTGTTTGTTACAAATCCAAATACATTGAGAGTAAATAAAGCAGGTAGAGATTCTAATGAACCTATTTTGGAAGTTGAATAGTATTTTTTTAATAAAAACTATATTTATTAACAAACGATAATTATATAATATGGGATACTTAAGTAATACAGAATTGACAGTTGATGCAATTCTTACTAAAAAAGGTAGAGAAAAACTTGCAGCAGGATTGGGTTTAAATATAACTCAATTTGCATTAGCAGATGATGAAATTGATTATTCATTATATGAACCGGCACACCCATTAGGGTCTGCTTATTACGATGCAGCAATTAAAAATATGCCTGTATTGGAAGCTTCACCTGATGAAACTCAAGTTATGAGATATAAGTTGGTGACTCTCCCAAAAAATACAACAAGAATACCTGTTGTTGAATTTGGTGTTCCCAATATATCTGTAAATCAAAGAAGTGGTGAAGTTGCGTTATCACCAACCACATCACCTGCAGGAAATAGAACTTTGGGATATACAATTGTATTAGCTAATAAAAATGCAGGAGATATAGTAGGCGAAGGAGTAACATCTGAAGTTGGTTCTGTTCCTGTATTTATTGGTGATGATGTATCCGCAACGGCAGCAATTGCGAAGGGATTAACTTTTAAATTTATTCCAAACCCATCGTTAACTGCGACTATCAAAACAACTATAACCGTATATGGTAACGAAACGGGTGGTTCACAAACAATTCCAGTAACAGTAACATACGTTCAATAATATAAACTATGGCAATAATTAGAGACAATAGAGGATCCCTTTTAGCAAGTAACTTATCCCAATATTTGGCAGCGGTTGCTAACACATCAGGAACTCCAATAGATACAAATGAGTTAGTAAACATTGTAAATCAATTTTTAGGACAGGGAGAACAAATAAGCGCAGAGTTTACTACCATTACGAATGGTATTTATAAAAAATTTGGGCCGGTTGATAAAGTTACCAACAGAACCGAAATAGTAACATCAGGAATATGGAGTGATGATACGGGATCATTAACTGCATTTTATACATCTTCTGAACAAGTTCAAGATGTTAGTGGTAAATACTATATTGATGTATATCCTGTTGCAAATACGGGCTCATCTGAAGTTCAATTTTCTATAGCGTATGGTGATATAGATGGATATGGCGCACCTACATTGGAACAAGATGATAAATCATTCCTATCAACCAAAGCGGTATATTCTCAATTGAGAAATGTTTTACTTGGAACAGGAGATGAAAAATTTAGTGTTTATGGTGGAACGGTTGCAGGTGCAACTGATTTGGATGCATTTTACGCAATTAATATAAATAGATCCAGATACAAAGAAAGATTAGATCCAGGAAATATTTCAATCACATTATCTGGAGCAAATAAAACAATAACATTAATTGATGATAGCGGTGGTACGGATGAAAACGTATCTACATCAGGAAGAGTTTATAATATAGTTAGTGGTTCTTTAAATATAGGAACCGCATTAGCAGCATCTATAAATACTTATACTTGTTCCGCTACAAATGGCAGTCAAGGATGGGGATTATTCTATCCTGATATGGGTATCATATTACTCAATCCTACCGCATTAAAAGATGTGGATAATAAATTAGCTAGAGCGAACGGATCTGCGGTTGGTGTATACCATAATAATTCATTAAGTGGATCTACATACACACATAGTTCAGGATCGGTTGCATTGTTTAATTCATTGGTATCTGGTGCTGATTTTCAAGCTCGTAGAACTGAAAACGTTTCTACATCACATTACTTTGTGAGAGCAAATAATAGAGAGTTTAACTTTTCAAATAATCCAACATTCGTAACAGGATCTACAGGTCAATTTGTTCAATCAACATTTGAAAAAAATCCTAGAGTTTATGTAACAACCGTTGGCTTATATGATGATGCAAATGAATTATTAGCGGTAGCTAAAGTATCTAAACCAATAGAAAAATCTTTTGATAAAGAAATAGCAATAAAAGTTAAATTAGATTTCTAAAGGAGAATAACAAATATTTGTGGATTACCACATTATAAAACCCAATCTTAATAGGTTGGGTTTTTATCTAATAAGATATTTATTACTGATATGTTGAAACGAATACCGAAATCTGATATTAGTATTAGACCTTTCAAAGTTTATAAAGAATGGTCGTTTAATGAAACAAATTCATCTGGTTCATCCGTATTTATTTATAGTGCAAGTGTTGGGAATGTTGTTAATGATTATGATACTGCATTTGTAGAAAATCCAAATACGAATGAAACAATATCTTATTATCCATATTCCATATACGGTCAATTAAGAGCGCAATTTTATAATGGGAATGAAGATAATCCATTTATGAGATTTGGAAGTAAAACGAATTCATATAATACGGATAATTCAAATAAAGAGAGATTTTTAGGTTCTGCTGCAAAGGTTATTTCGATTCCGCAAATTAAAATGGGTGAACAAATAAAAAAAGGATCTGTATCTTTAATAGATGGAACTACAATATATTTAGATGATAAGTATAGCAATTTGGTTTTAAGTGGTAGTAATCATAGGATTGGAAATGTATTTTATAGTCAGGGATTAATTGTTATAACAAGTGGTTCAAATTCAATGCTAACATCTAGCTGGGATTTAAGTTACAAATCAACTGAAACAATATATGAGCATGAATATCTTATTATAGTTGATGAGAGTGAATTTAATGTTTCCACCAATCCATCTTCTTATATTTTAGTTGGTAAAGAAACTGCAAGTTTTACAGATAGTGATGGTAAAACCTTTATGGTTGTTGAAAATCCTGGTGTAAAATATATAAGGAAAAAAAGTGTATTAGAAAATGGTAGTATTTTGGATTTTAGATATGGATCAAGTATTAACTCATCTATTAGTGGTGGATTTGAACATATCGATTTAAGCGGTTCGGTAGATACTACTGGATCATTTCTTACACCATTCATTACAACGATTGGATTGTACGATGATAATTGTGATTTGATAGCAGTAGCAAAATTACCAAAGCCAATAAAATCGGAACCGGATATACCTATAAACTTTATTATTCGATTTGACACATAATTATATATTTATTATAAACAAAAACTTATGGCAACAACAATTTTAGATTTATACGATGCAAACAAATCAAATTTGGGAGTAGATAAAATTTCATACGATGCAGGTGTGGCTGCAAAAACCCCATATACTACCAACGATTTAAAAAAGGCAGATGAGCAAGTATTATCAGCTGCAAAATTAAAAATAGGAAGAGGTGGTGAACTTAACGCTAAAAAATATAGCGATAATCCGCCAAAATAATTTATTTTAATGGCAAAAAAAGTTACAAAAAACAACAACTCTAAATGGGTTGCAAAGAAATATGGTTTTAAGTCAGGTCTTGAAGAAAGTGTTTCCAATCAGATTGCGAGTAGAGGATTACTTGTCGAATATGAGTCCGAAGAGGTATCTTATATTATACCTGCTTCTGAACATACTTACCATCCTGATTTTAAGTTACCGAATGGTATCAGAGTAGAAACAAAGGGTAGGTTTGTATTGGCAGATAGGAAAAAGCACCTTTTAGTAAAACAACAAAATCCAGAATTGGATATTCGTTTTGTTTTTACAAATTCCAAAAATAAAATCAACAAAAAATCTAAAACTACATACGGAGATTGGTGTGATAAGCATGGATTTAAGTATGCGGATAAAACTATTCCAGATAGTTGGTTTGACGAATAATTTGGTAATCTAAAATATTATTCGTATATTACATCTGTGTTGAAGCAGACTGATAAAAATATCGTAGTATCCACGTTGTCTAATACGTTGGGTAGTTACTCCGCATTAAAGGGTAACGAATTAGCATTTTATTGTCCGTTTTGTAATCACCATAAACAAAAGTTACAAGTTAATACCGAAACTCAAAAATGGCATTGTTGGACTTGTAATAGTGGTGGTAAGAAATTGACATCCCTACTTCGTAAACTTGATGTGGATAGGAAAACTATATCCATAATCAGAGAAATATATGGAGATAGTAATTGGACTCCACAACAAGAAGATGCAGAAACAAAAGTATTTGTTCAACTTCCAAAAGAATTTATTAGTTTAGCAGAAGAACCAAAGGGATTTAATCCCGAATATAAACATGCTATCCATTACCTTAAAGAAAGAGGTATTACACAAAAAGATATAATAAAATATAATATTGGGTATTGTAAAGAAGGATTGTATGCCCGTAGAGTAATTGTTCCATCATATAATTCCGATGGTTCGCTTAATTACTTTGTTTCTCGTTCTTATTATCCGGATGAGAAAATGAAATACAAAAACCCACCAATCAGTAAGAATGTTATAGCATTTGAGTCACAGGTAAATTGGAAAGAGCCGATTATACTTTGTGAGGGTGTATTTGATGCAATAACAATCAAACGAAACGCAATTCCACTTTTGGGTAAGTTTCCTTCTAAACAATTAGTTGAGAAAATCTTTATGAGTGGTGTTAGTGATATAATCATTTCATTGGATAATGATGCAATGAATGAAGCATTGAAAGCTGCGGAGTATTTTAGAAAAAATGGAATACAAGTTAAAATGATGTATTTAAAAGATAAAGATGCCGCCGATATGGGGTATGAAAAATTTTATGAAGAATTAAATAAAACCAAAGAATTTACTTCGGAAGAATTATTGTTAAATAAAATAAATAGTTTGTAATGAAAAAAGCTGCAATTTTAATTTATGGGATGTACAGAGAATTTGCCGAAGTTAGAGATAAATGGTGCGATATAGAACGGTTTTATGATTGCGATTACTATATGAGTACGTGGGATATATCATCACAAAAATACAGAAATTCGGAAAGATATAAGACGTTTAATGTAACGCCGGATATGATTACCAATCATTTACCAAATTGTGTTTTTCAAATTTTAAATCAAAAAGAGATATTTCCGATTAGTCCATCATCCACTCAAAACTATGTATTTTTTCATTGGAAAAATGTATATAGGTTAATGGAAGAAAGTAATAAAGAATATGATATAGTTTTTCTTATAAGAGCAGATGCACCACTTACCATAGATACACAAGATACCAAATATGTTAAAGAATGGGTTGATAACCATCCAGATGTTTTATATAGTCACTCTCATATGTTTGTGTATCAAGTAAATCCATTTATGTTTCATGCGAGTGAAGAATTTCAAGCAGGTTCTCCTGAAATAATGTCTAAATTAATTAAAACAATGCCAGATACTACCGATATTAATATTCATTTGAGAAGTCATATAGATTTGGCAACTCATATAATATCGGTAGGACTTTGTCCATCATCATCCATTCCATTTTCCGCACATTGGCATGTACCATATGATTATAGAAACAACGACTAAAAAAATAATATGAAAAAATTAAAAAAGATTTATCATATAGCAGATGTTCACATCCGTAACGTAAAAAGACACAAAGAGTATAGACAGATATTTGAAAAAATGTTTGATGAAATCCGTAATAGAGGTGTGGAAGATTCAATCATTTATTTGGCAGGTGATATTGCTCATGCTAAATTAGAAATGTCTCCCGAATTAGTTAGAGAGATTAGTTGGTTATTTACGGAGTGTGCTAAATTGGCACCTACAATTCTTATCACAGGTAACCACGATTGTAATATGAACAATTTGGATAGAATTGATGTTCTTACTCCGATTGTAGAAGCATTGAATTTAGATAACTTTTACTATTTAAGAGATACACAAGTTTGGAGTTATGGTGATACTGCATTTGCTGTTTATTCTATTTTTGATAATAAGGATAACTGGCCTAAAGCAGAAGATATTAATGCAAAAACAAAAATTGCATTGTTCCACGGACCTGTTGATAATTCTATTACCGATGTAGGTTATGTGGTTAGTAGTAGACACTTCACAACCGATATATTTGATGGATATGATTTAGCTCTATTGGGTGATATTCATAAGCGTCAAGAAATGACTAGCCCGAAGGGATGTAAGGTAGTTTATGCCGGCTCATTGGTTCAACAAAACTTTGGTGAAACATTGGATAAGCACGGTTTCATTGTTTGGGATATGGATACTCTAACATATGAAGCAATTGATATTCCAAATGAGTATGGTTATTATACTTTGGATGTGGATAATGGTATTGTTCCTATTGTATCGGATATGCCGAAGTATGCACGATTGAGAGTTCGTTTATCTAACACCGATACCGCCGATACAAAGAAGGTATTGACAGAAATTAAGATGAGATACGGACTTGAGGATTTTACAATCATTAGAACAGACTCGCTTTCCAAATTAAAGACCGGAAATAGACAAAACAAGTTGGATTTTGAAGATATAACAGATGTAAACCATCAAAACTCTTTAATACATGATTATATTAAAAGAATGATGCCATTTGTGACAGATGAAGATTTGTCTGAATTAGAATTTATAAATAGAGATATAAATAGTAGAATTATATTAGATGATGTTGTAAGAAATATCCAATGGAAACCAATCCGTTTTGAATTCTCTAATATGTTTTCCTATGGTGAAGATAATAAAATTGAATTCAGTAAATTGAATGGTTTGATGGGATTATTCGCACCAAACGCATCGGGTAAATCATCTTTATTTGACTCCATCTCTTTTTGTTTGTATGATAAGAGTAGTAGAGCATTCAAAGCAGCAAATATAATGAATAACCGTAAAACCGATTTCAAATGTAAATTGGAATTTGATATTAATGGTGAAAGATACTTCATTGAAAGAACTGCTAAAACCGTAAACAAAGGAAAGAATGTAAAGGTGGATGTGGAGTTCTACCGAATGGATGGAGATGAAAGAACATCACTAAATGGAACGGAACGTAGAGATACCAACGCAATAATTGAACAATATGTAGGAACGTATGAAGATTTTGTTCTAACTGCATTGAGTTTGCAAGGTAACAATGCACTGTTCATTGATAAATCCCAATCAGAAAGAAAGGATTTGTTAGCACAGTTTATGGGATTGAATATCTTTGATAAATTATACGATGCTGCATTAGAAGATATTAGAGAGGTAAGTGTACTTATCAAAAATTTTAAGAAAACCGACTTTACGACAGAATTGGCGGAGAAGGGTAATAAAATAAAAGAAGAAAAAAATTCTCTAAAGGGGTTACAAGGACAATTAGATATTAAGCTACATACTAAATCGGAAGTTGAAAACGAAATATTAGATTTAACTAGACAACTTGCACCCGTTGATTCTAATTTGGATTTACCTAAATTAGAAAACAAAAGAAAAGATATTACAAAACAAATTTCCGATTTAGAATCCGAATACGAAACCAAAGAGAGCAAGATAGAAGAATATAAAAGTTTACTTTCAGAACTTTCACAATCCCTCAATGAAATGGGTGATATGGAAACGGCGTATAATGCGTATGTAGAAAAGGTAAATGAATATAAAACTGAAAAACAAAAATTACAATTGTTGGAAGTTAAATTAAATTCAAATAAGGATAAACTTTCGCATTTAGAAAAACATGAATACGACCCTAATTGTAAATTTTGTATGAACAACGTATTCGTAAAGGATGCACTTAAAACAAAAGAAGAATTAGAACAACAACAAACCGAATACAATGAGTTAGATTCAAATGTTAAACTTATTAAAGGGGTAGTTGATGATTTTGGTAATATAGAAGAAAACTACAAAGGGTATGTTGAAATAAAAAACAAATATTCGAAGGGTAAGGTTATATTGGAAAAATCAGAAGCAGAGTTGAAAGGATTGGATACAAAAGAAGAATTGTTACAAACTCAACTAGATAAGGTAGAGGATGATATTGAAAAATATTATGAAAATGAGGATACCATTGAGAGTAATAAAAATTTAGAAACGGAAATTAAAACAAAAGAATCCAATAAAACTGAAATTGAAAGGGATATAAAGGAAATAAATAAGAGTATAGCCAGTTCCAATACGTCTATTGCGCAATTACAATCGTTTATAGATAACATCAAAGGTAAGATGGGTGAAGTTAAGGAATTGGAAGAAAAGAACCGCCTATACACCTATTATTTGGATGCAGTGAAGCGTGATGGAGTTCCATATGAATTGATTTCTAAAGCACTGCCGGTTATCCAAACAGAGGTAAATAATATATTAGGACAGGTGGTTGATTTCGGAGTTGTAATGGAAGTGGATGGTAAGAATATCAACGCAAAAATTGTTTATGAGGACCAAGAATGGGCATTGGAAATGTGTAGTGGTATGGAAAAGTTTATTAGTGGTTTAGCAATAAGAGTTGCATTAATAAACATATGTGGATTACCTCGTCCAAACTTTTTGGTGATTGATGAAGGGTTTGGAACATTGGATAGTGATAATCTTTCATCCCTATTTGGAATGATGCAATATCTTAAAACTCAATTCGATTTTATTTGGGTAATTTCCCATCTAGATGCTATGAGGGATATCGTAGATGGATTGATTGAAATAAAAAAAGAAAATGGATTTAGTAAGATTGATTTTTAATAGTAACTTTATCAGCCTTCAACACACTAGATGAGGTTTTTGTAACACCTACGTGTTTTTTAATCAAGTTTTCTACTAAACTTCCCATTTTAAACCCATGTTCTTCACAATAATTTTTGAGAAGTTCGTGGGTTTCTTTTTTAATTTGTAGCATTGCGTATTTCATAACCTTTAGATTTCTTTAGTATTTATTAGTTTTCTTTATATAAATATATCACATTTAAATAAATCAATATTTATATTAAAAATTTAGATGGCCGTTTTAAAGAAAACATTATTTCCTGAAGATTTAGAAAAGTACAAAATACTTGTTGAGGATACGGATCCGGATAGTAGATACTTCAGAATAACTGATTTGCCTGATACGTTTACCGGAGGAAAAAATGCATTCTTAATACAAGGATCGGATGAATTAGTTGCCGATACAATTGTTAAAATAGAAATAAAAGATTCTTTGGGAAATGTGATATATCACGAACCCGGAGAAGGTATACCGGAATACTATGAGGGTGTATCAAAAGTAGTTGCTGTTTATGTTTATCCAGATACTCTATTCGGTCCCTGTACAATAACAATACTTGGTGAATTAAAAGAATACGAAACTTTAAACGGATTAAAAATTCCGGTGCCGTTTGAATGGCAAAACAAATATAATGTAAGATGGCAAAAAACGGTGAATGTCAATCCGTTTTTACAAAATACAACAAAGGTTAGGTTTTATCGTAGGCCTAAAGTAGATATAACTGAATCGGTTTTACCGATTTATAATATAAGTGTAAATAGAAAAACGGTTTCTGGATCTGTAGATGGTATCGCAATTAATCCAATAGATGGTAATGATTATAGAACATTCAAAGGAATACTACAATACAACTTACAGATAACAAATAATGCAAGTTTATCACAATCTATGGAAGGTGAGGTTATCACTATAAATGGATTAAGTGCAAGTTATACACCAACTATAACTGATATTGTAACTGATAAAAAATGTTTAGTAAATATTCCGTATTATGAAACATCATCCATAATACCAACGTACCAAAACATTATATCATTTACTTCCGCATCATATACAATGTCATATGATGAGCAAACTCTTTTTTCAAATTCAAATGTAAGTTCTTCTTTTGCAAGAATTAAAATAACAGATTTAGAAACATTTGCGGGGGATGCAAGTAGAGTAAAGATATATGCAAAAAGTCGTAATTCTTTGGGAGATTATGAATTATTAGAAGATATTCAATTAGAGAGTAATGAATTGTTATTGGTAGATGAATTTAATAGTGAAATAAATGTAAGAACTGGTATTTTTTCTAATCAAATTTTAACAAATTTTTGGTCAACCGAATCATTAGATACATCTGTTAATATTAGTTTGGATAATGAATTATTATTTCAATCTGCAAAATTAGAACCTACAACGGATGCATCATCATCTACTGGGTTATTTAAATTCTACTCCTCACAATCTATTGATTTTACAAAATATACAGAGTATCAATTGGATTTTATACCAATATTGAGTTCATCTATTGGATATGCTAAAATGGAAGTTTATGGAAGTGGATCTGCATTTGTTGATACGGATGTACAAACTAATAATGGAAAATTGTTAGGTGCGTTAGAAACTACAAAAAATTTTACAAGATTTGATAAACAACAAATAAATTTTAGTCCTGATGCAGATGGTTCTGGTAATTTGGTTTTTTTAGTAAAAGGAGGGGATTGGCAATTATCCAACATAAGTTTAAGAGCTGCACAAGAATCTGCTTTTTCTCCAAATGAAGTAACGTTAATTGCAAATGTACCAACACGAATTAACAATGAAACTTTTGATTTTAGAGTAGAATTATACGATATAAATAACAATTATATTCCTGTAAAAATTGAAAAATCATATACATTTACAGGAGGAAATGATGTACTGATTAATAGAAATTTAGAAATAAACGTATCAAATGATGCATTTAATTTTAATACCGCATCGGCATTTCCATCTGATATTTTAATAGATTATTTTAAAACAGGATTAACAGGATCGGTTACTTTTTATTCTTCCGCAGTCGATACAACCGGTGCAGGGATAACATCAGGCGATTTAAATATCGGTACAAATTATCCAGGATTGTTATTGGATATAGATTCGGATACCAAACAACTTACGATTGAAAATTTTACAGCATCTTTGGTATCAAAAACCGTAGGTGCTATATATTATACGGCCAGTTGCGAAAATATAAATAGGTATTTTACCATATATAGAGTCGATCAAGGTGCACCATCATATTTGTTTTATGCTACTGCGGATAAAAATAGTTTTACATTTAATCCTGATTATTATTATAAATCAGTAGTAGATGGTGATTATATTGATATCAGATTAGTACAACAAAATTTACCGGCGATAATTCCGCCAAATAGTTTAACTATATATTCGGCATCTTTATCGGGCCCAATTGTTGGTAGTACTAGATATACCGCTCCAATTCAAAGTATTGGGAGTGTTGGTAATTCAACGATATATAGATTATACGTAACATCATCTGGACACCAATCATATCCAACAGGCGATGGATATTATTTTGATTTAGGACAATCCACATATGATTTTGAATTAGTAACATCCGATGGTACATTTACATCATCGGTAACAATCGATGCTATAGAAAGAGGTGCAACACCACCCACTATAAATTTTTCAAATGAAAATACATCTTTACCCGCATTATCAACGGGATATGTAGCACCGGCAGCATACGCCGCTACAACGGGTTCTATATCAGTTAGAATAATTGATAGGGTAATAAATTATGCATCACCAATAACAAACGATTCATTTAGCGCATCTGTAAAATCCTATGAAGGTGTATCGGGTGCAAATATAAATACATCAGCACAATACTCAATAACATCTTTGGATTCGGATAGCGGTAGTGTTACATTGGAGGTAGAATATAAAAATATAAGAGGAAGTAGTAGTTTGTTCGAAAAAAAGATAAACTATACAAAAAATAAAAATGCAGTACCGAATGTTGTAATAACTGCAACACCACAATCACAAACGGTATCCGCAGATCAATACGGTACTCAAACGGGCAATCTTGTAAATGTAACAATCGACGCATTGGAGGGAAATACTAGCAGAATTCAATCACCAATTGTTATAAACTCAACTTCTGGATTTTCTACTCCACCTACTGTTAGTGGTACTACATTAGTTATGACATCGGCTATTATGAATTCATCGGAGGCCTCCGTAAATTTATCCGTAACGCATACGGATAGTGAAGGTACTACCGGTCAAGTTAAAACCATAGTTGTAACTGCAAGTAAAATAAATAGTGGTGCAAATGGTTCTAATGGTTCCAATGGTTCTAATGGTTCAAACGCACTTAATATACAATTGGTCCCTCCAACACAAACAATAGTTAGATCAAATACAGGATCATTTGGAGTATCTCTACCATTCACCGTTTTGGTTACAGAAACAGGATCATTATTAAGTTATGTTAGTGGAAACCCATCTTTGAGTAACGGACAATTCAAAATAACAAATTTGTATAGTGCAAGTGGAATTGTTAATGGTGGAGATGGTACATCAAATACAATAACACCAATACAAGCTACTAGTGTTGCACCGTTTTACACAACATTTGGTGTGACTTATAAAAATTCAATTGGTATAGAATCTGTAACATTACCTTTTTCACATAGTTTAACGGTTGTGTTAGATGGACAGACCGGGCCTGGTGTTGTTTTTACAGGATTGTGGTCAGGAAGTAGAGCATATCAATTTAGTGAAGGTGCTGGTACAGGGAGAAGAGATGTTGTTTTATGGAGTGCAACCGGAACCGCACCATATGATACATACTATGCTGCGGTAAGACAGCACGTTTCTTCTTTAGGAAATGTTGCAAATGGTTCTCCCGATCAAACCGCACAAACGGGATGGGAATCTTTAGGAACACAAGATTTTTTCGTAGCAGCTAAAATTGGTTTGTTTGAAGAATCGTATGTACAAAATACATTAAATATTGGTACAAATAGTAATGGTGGGGTGGATTCTGCGAATATAACTTTAGCAGGTGGTACACTGTATCCATATATTTCGATAGGACAATCTTCACAAGGATATGGTAATACCGGAATATGGATTGGTAATGATAATGGAAATTTTAGAGCATCTTTTGTAAACGGTTCTACTTCTTTTTTAAAATGGAACGGTACATCTTTGGATATAAAAGGTGGAATAACAGCAACATCGGGCTCCATACAAAATACATTAACAATTGGTGGTGATGGTTCCGCGGGGAACGGTATAACTTTGGATGGAGTTAACCAAAAAATATACATAGGTTCGGGCAATTACGCCAATACCAATACGGGATTTTTTGTAAGTGGTTCTGGAGATTTTTCTCTAAAAAGAGCGGTAATTTGGAATTCTTTAGAGAGTTTATTTAGTATCAACGATGGTATTTTAGAAATAGGAACGGAAAGTTATAGAACAACTATAAATCAATCAGGATTATTAACCACCAGAAATGCAGAAATTCAAGGAAAAATAAATGCTACTGAAGGTAGTATAGGTGGATGGACAATCGATAGTACAACTTTATCAGCCGGTCAATCTTCTACAAAAAATATAAAAATAAATTCATCAAGACCTTCCGTTGAGTTTTATGATGCGGCAAATTTGGTTGTGGATATAAGTGGTGATTCAACTCTATCGGGTACAGGAAGTACAAGTATTACAACAACTACTCCGGCACCTTTTGGACAGACGATTGTTGGTAGTAGTGGTGCAAATGATGGAACTACTATACATACTCAATATCCGGGCACAGTTGCATCGTATTTATCTGGATCTGGAGTATTTCTAACAGGATCCGTTAGTTCAAGTTTTAGTATTTCTGCAGCGCAAAATAATTCTTTAGTAACAATCACATGTGATTTATTACAACTTGGAACGGATTCCGCATCTTTTGATGCTACCGTAGATCCTGGATATTATATATCGAATGCATCTTTTAATTTGAGATATGGTGTTGCGTTGTATAGTTCATCTGTTGCTGGAGGGTCTAGAACATTTATCACTTCTTACTCTAAAGCACAGTTGGGAGAAGCAACTTTTAGTAATTTCAATGAAACGGTTAAATGTCAAATAAATTACACAGGTTCTGCGGTAATAACTACAAGTTTAAGAGAAGGATTTTATGAATTGATTCCATTTGTACAAACAATAAATGCTTCCGCAACTGCGGATTTGGATGCAGGAACGGGATGTAATTGCCCATCGGCGGGTACATTCTACGGATATGGTGATTGTGGTCCATCCGGCCAGGAAATCATAAGATATACTGGCGTATGTGATGCATTTAATAATTGTACTTTTTATATTGAATACTCCGGTAGAGGAGGTTGTGTATAAAAATAAATAAAATAAACTATGAGCGTTTTTACAGATTTTAAAGTTAAAGTATACACACCGACGTTATCATCGATTAATGTAACAATACCTGTTCAAAAAACCGAAATAAATGCGGGTGGATTTCAGGTTATATATTCAAATACACGATATGTAATAATTCCAAGGGTAAGTAGTGGAGCAATGTTAAGAGTTGGTGGAGATATTACTGCGACCGGAAATATAACTGCATATTATTCATCGGATGAACGGTTGAAAGAAAATATTGTTCCAATACAAAATGCATTAGAAAAAATTGAAAAAATTAATGGTGTAGAATTTGATTGGAAAGATTCATATATTGAAGATATGGGTGGTGAAGATGATTATTTTGTTCGAAAACACGATATTGGTGTTATCGCACAGGAGATACAGGAAGTTTTGCCAGAAATAGTTGCAGAGAGGAAAGAAACGGGTATGTTAGCAGTTAAATATGATAGAATAGTTCCGCTACTAATAGAGGCTATAAAAGAACTTAAGAAAGAAATAAATGAATTAAAAACTAATAGATAATGGCATTACCAAGTAGTGGTCAAATATCATTTGCGGATTTAAATGTAGAACGAGGGTTATCGGCGACTACGGAGGCAGATCTTGCAACGGCGGGTACGGATTTTGCAGTATCGTATGCTACCGATGGAACCGATGTTTTATCTATGGATGAATTTTATGGTTTATCCTATGGTGGTGGATCTACGGTAACATTAACTGTTTATATGAAGGATACTGCAACCATAAAAAGACACTTCATTCTTTATGCTGCAGTAAATGCGGGCCCGCCTGTCGATGTATATAATACAAATAGTGGCGGGCTTTTAACTGGTACCTGTACGCAAAAGTTCACAATAGATTCCGGTCTTGCAGCAGGTGATACCGTTACATTTTCAACAAGCACTACAATTACTATGGCAGGATTAACTGTCAATTGTCCGAATGTATTGGGTTCTAATACCACATATACTACGGTTGGATTGGTTACGGGTGCAAATACAGTCTATTTAACAGTAAAAAGTGATACCAACGTATGATTGTATTCATTACAACAGGTTATGGAAAAAATGTTATTGGAGGCGCCGATATATGGTGTAACAATTTCATTGAAAATATAATTCCACTTTTAAAAACCGAATATAAAATAATAGTTGATGCAAGACCTATAGAAAAAAATTCCAACATCACATATACATACGAAAATGATGAAGAGGTTAATAAGATTTTAGAAGATTGTGATGGGATTATTTTTTTACACCACTCTTATAGAGAAAACAAAGTAATCAAAAAATGGTTATATAAAACCTATCTAACTTTTGTCCATGCATTTATACCCGATATGGTTGGGTTAAAAGATGAATATGAAAACCTAATGACAAGATTAGATTGGGATTGGCAAAAGAGTATATTAGATAATTCTGAAAATATTATTTGGATTGGTTATGAAAATGATACAATTCACACATATTATCCAAAAACAAAAAATATTACAAACTACTATGAGTGGAAAAACAATAAACCATTTAATGAAATAGTTAGTAATAGAATTGGATATGCTGCAAGATGTGAAACAAGAAAAAATGCCGATTATTTGGATAGTTTACCAGCATATGTATTTTCAAACGAATACGATTACAAACGAATGATAGAGGCATCAAAAATTAATTCAGATTTTCATATGTTTCAAAAATTTGATTATAAGTTTCATCAAAAATTCTTTGATAAAAATTTTCAAATATTTCATGGGGCATATACTAAAGAACCATTTGGTTATTCCATATTTGATGCCGTTGATAACGGAAAATTACCAATACTGGATTCAAATTGGATGAAGCATATAAAATATCGTTATAGAGCCATGAATAAAAAGCAGTTTCATTATCAATGGTTACGAATATTGGAAGATGGGTTTGATAAAAATAAAAAACAATTTGATAGGTTAAAAGCCGGATTAGAAAAATATACAGATAAACAAAAATGGGTTACAGAAATATGCAGTTACTTAACGAAATACTTGTAAAAGAATATCTAACAAATAACCATACCATAGATGAAACGGGCAAACCAATATATACGCCTGTAAAATATAGATGGTCGCATGGTGCAACGGATACGCATTTGGGGGATGGATTATTGGTATATTCTCTCATACAATTAAACAGAGCAAAAGTATGTGTGTGTATAGGTACGGGTGGTGGATTCATACCAAGAATAATGACACAGGCCAGATTTGATTTGTGGCAGCAAGGTATATTTGAAGGAAATCCATCAAAAGAATGGGGTGATATTGGAACTACCATAATCATAGATGCATCAAATGGTATTGGTGGGTTTACCGATTGGACTGAAGAAAATTCATTTTTGAGAATACAATTCCAACCGCAAGTTATTTTAGAAACATCTGAAAGAGCATTCTACGATTACTTTATACGACAGGATATTAAAATTGATTATTTGCACATAGATGGTGATCATTCATATGAAGGAGTAAAAAAAGATTTTGAATTGTATTCACAAATACTCTCTGATAATGGAATAATTACCATACATGATACCCATCAAAAGTATCACGACTCATTTTTAGTACCAGATACACAAAAGAATGGATTCGATTCATTTGATGGGCCGGCGAAATTTATAAAAGAATTAGAAAATAATACTGATTGGAATTTGGTAAATTTAAAAAATTTTGTTATGTTTGATTCAAAAAGACCAACAACAACAGGAATAACAATACTAACAAGAAAAGATAAATAAAAAGTAATGATAAAAAAAAGATTACTAACAGTAACAGGATCGAGAATAGATACGTTATCCCATATGCTAAATCACTATAATGATTTGGTTGATGAAATTTTTATTGTTGTATATGAGTGGGAAAATTTTAGTACATATGATAAAATATCAGAAATAATTTTAGATTATCCAAAAGCAAAAATTATAAAAAAAGCAAAAAAAGAAAAATATAATTGGGAATATGTAACGGAGTTATATAATGAAATTAAAAATATGTTTCCTAATGATTGGTGGATTATTGCTGATGATGATGAATTTCATATATACTCAAAGGATTTAAATAAAATAATATCAGATTGTGAATACAATGGTTGGGATATTGTAAGAGGTGGTTTTATAGATAGAATTGGTATAGATGGTATGTTTCCAGTAATAAATCAGGAACATGATATATTTCACCAATTCCCACTTGCAGGTTTTTTTAGATACCCAATGAGTGGAGCATGTCCAAATAAAATTTGTATAGTAAAGGGGTATATTGAATTAACTCCTGGGCAACACTATGCAAAAATTGATGGACAAACTACATGGCGTTGGCAAGGGTGGAATCATCCATTAATTGCTCCCGTTGATAAATACAATGTACAAGTACATCACTTTAAATGGGATAGTACATGTGGACAACGAATAAGAGATGTTGCTAATATAAACAAAGAATATTCGTATTCAGAAGAATACAGAAAAATGTATAGAGAATTAGCAAAATGTAGATTTCAAATAGATATACTAAATGAGCAGTATATGTTTGAAGATATTGGTGATGATTATGGTGGATATTCTCAATGGAAAAATTTATTAAACAAAATAATATCGATATAATTTTGAAAATAAAAAAAATATTCGTATATTAGTTGTTAACTATTAAATACATAAAATATGGCAGTTACTAAAAAAAATGAAGAAAGAGAACAAGAAATATTACTTCTTGAAACTCGAAAAGTAAAAGCATTGGAAAAAATCGCCAATTCTTTGGATGCACTAACAATTTGGTTTGAAGAAATAGAAAAAGATGAGTGGAGTGAAAGACTTCAATGGTATCTTTATGAGTGGCATTCCAAAAAAATTGCGGGAGACAAGGATAAGTAATGCAAAAACAAAAATTAGGAATAATTGTACCCTATCGTAATAGGGGTGAACATTTATCCCAATTTTTGCCCGCAATCAAAAAGTACTTATCATCTACGGATATAAAATACGAACTAATAATAGTAGAACAATCCGATGATAGACCATTTAATAGAGGTAAACTATTAAATATTGGTGTAAAACGAGCAATAGAACTGGGATGTAAATATGTTGCGCTTCACGATGTAGATATGCTACCGATTGATGCGGACTATTCCTATGTCAATAGACCTACTCACATTGCTTATAAATTTATATCCGAAAATATAGAAAAAAATATAGTTTTTGATGAGTATTTTGGTGGGGTTACATTGTTCCCCATAAATGATTATTTAAAAATAAATGGTTACTCAAATGAATATTGGGGATGGGGTTATGAAGATGATGATTTACTTTATAGGTGTAAAGAAAATTCAATTGAATTAAATACAAAATATTTCCCCGCAAAAACAAGAAACACTGCCGGTCTTTACTTTGATGGTAAAGATAGTTATATAAAATGTCCAATGCCTTTTGGGTTGGATAACTACACAATATACGCATCATTTGAACCAGATGAAATTAAATGTGATGATAAATATGATTTTGATGAGTACGTTATATTTTCAATACCTGGGTATGATACTACCATAACATATAATTCATTTAAAAGGTATAAATTTGAAACATGGAGTAAAGGTAAAAAACTATTCAGTTTAAAATCACCCATATCACCAAAATTAAGAACAGCAATTGCAGTGACTGTAAATCAATATGAAAAAATTATAAAACTATACCAAGATGGTATATTGGTAGATTCAATTGAATTGGATGAAAAAGATAGATTGATGCCTTACTTCAATCAAGAATTTTTTTATATAGGAAAAACAACCACATCAGAATATAATAGTCGTAGACCATTTAAAGGAATTGTAGATTATTTTGCCATATTTAACCATGCTTTAGAAGAAGCACAAATAAAACAAATATCAAATGATAAATATATGGGGTTGACATCCGAATATGGTGATTATATTACTCCACATTGTTTAGAAGTTTGTTATGATATGAAAATAGTTAAAAAAGATAAACTAATAGATTTATCCGATAAACAAAATAATGCAATTGTAAATAATTGTAATAGAGTCCCAATGGTCGATGTTGATTTAATAACGGAAATAAAAATACCATGGAGGAGAGAATGTACATTTAAACTGTTACCACATAAAGAAAATGGTTTTTTTGAAAACAAATGGACTTTTACGGAAACACGAAAAAATCAAATAAAATTTTATAATGAAGTATTGGGTGGAAAAACAAATTGGAGAAGAGATGGAATGGATACTTTAAATTACAAAGAAATAAGTTATACAGATATGAAAGATTACCAATATATATCCGTTGAATTATGAAATTAGGAGTTTGCGTACCATATAGAAACAGAGAAGCACATCTGAAAAGATTCGTACCAAGCGTTACAGAATTTTTAAACAATGCGGGTATTGAACATACCATATACCTTGCTCATCAATGTGATGATGAATTGTTCAATCGGGGTTTAATGAAAAACATTGCAGCAAAGTATGCATTTGAAGATGGGTGCGATTATATTGTGTGGCATGATATTGATATGATTCCTGAAGATAATACGTGTGATTATTCCTTCCCAACGGAAAAACCAACACATATTGCAGTTAATATATCACAATCCGATTATATGTTAAAGTATGAAGAATATTTTGGTGGTGCCGTTTTATTTTCAAAAGAACAAGTTGAAAAAACAAATGGTTACTCAAACGATTATTGGGATTGGGGTATGGAAGATGATGACCTTTTTTGGAGATGCGTTAAGGAGGATATGGTTGATAGAACCAAACTTGAATATAATGTAAATAAAATGGTGGGGGTTTTTGATGGTAAAACATCTTATATGGAAATACCAAATACATTTGGACATATTTTAAATAATTCACATACAGTTTCTATTTTAGTAAAAGCAGACCAGCAAATTGAAAAAGTTCCTATTTGGTTAATTGGTGATTCCGATAGAAGATTCGTTGAATATCCTATTTTGAGAAAACCCGGATATGATTGGGGTATATCTTTTAATAATAGTAGAGCTTATACAGCAATGCTGTGGAGTAACAATAAAGAGAGTATATACCAATGGTTTAAACGTTACGAAAATGAATGGACGTGGGTAACAATGGTTGTAGATACTATGGATAAAAAAATGCATTGGTATCTAAATGGTAGAGAAAGTTCTGCAAGAAACGGAACAGGGACGGATTCTCCTGTTAGATATTTTGGAAGCCTAAAAAGATATGGGTCAGAACCATTTTATATAGGACACACTACGAGTATAAATCAAAATGAACCGAATGCATTTTTTAAAGGACAAATAGCAGATATTAAAATATGGGATAGAGCATTGACCGATAAGGAAGTGCAGAATTTACACAAATCACATCCAACGGATAGTTTGATTGCTCATTATGATTTTGAAAACATAGATAGATTAAATAGAAAGTTAATAGATAATCTTAACGGAAATAATGCTAGTTTAAGTAGGGTTTCATTTAAAACCGAAGAAATAACTATACCATATGTTGCATTACCACATAGAAGAAACGGACGGTTCTATTGTTTACCACATAAAACTGAAGGATTGATAAATGAAGGCGGAATGGAAAAATGGGCAAAGGGTGAAACAACGGCTGCAAATGAACGTAGGTATGTATTAGAAATGCAACAAGGAAAAATAGATTATAAAAAAGATGGGATGTCAAATTTAGATGAAAAGTTTAAATTGATTGGAATTGATATAATATATGATAAGCATGTGATGATAAATGTTAAATGTGTAAAATAAAAATATGGCAGAAGATAAAATCATAAAGGGAGAAAACCCATTATATGTACAGGTAAAAAATGAATTAGATTCGATTGGAAAGGGAATGTGCTTAGCGAAATGGACACAGGTAACTATGCAATTACAAAGTGGCCACAACCACTCCTGTCACCACCCAACAACCCACAAAATTTCAGAAAAAGAAATAGCAAGAAATCCATCTGCTCTTCATAATACTCGATTTAAAAAATTGAAAAGAAAAGAAATGTTAAGTGGGCAAAGACCTACCGAATGTGAGTATTGTTGGAATGTAGAAGATAATTCAGACCGTTTTTCGGATAGAGTATTTAAATCATCGGAGAGTTGGAGTTGGGAAAACAAAGAAGAAATATTTAATTCGGATTGGAGAGATGATTATAATCCAAAGTACGTTGAAGTTGCATTTTCTAATACTTGTAATTTTAAATGTTCATATTGTGGTCCATCATTCAGTACAACTTGGATGGAAGAAATAGAACAATATGGCGGTTATCCAACATTGGATAATTTTAATGATATAAACTGGATGATTAGAGAAGATAAAATGCCAATCCCACAACGAGAACATAATCCGTATGTAGAAGCATTTTGGAAATGGTGGCCTGAATTATACCACAATCTACACACATTCAGAATTACAGGAGGAGAACCTCTTTTATCAAAAGATACTTGGAGGGTTTTGGATTATATTATTAGTGAAAAGAATCCAAACAAAAATCTTAAATTGGCAATAAATTCAAATCTTGGGGTGCCGGATGCATTAATTGATAAATTGATTGAAAAGATTAAAAAGATAGAAGATGAAGGTAGAGTAAAGGAATTGATTTTGTTTACCTCAGCCGATACCTGGGGAGAACAGGCGGAGTATATTAGAACAGGATTGGAGTTTAATCGTTTTTGGGATAATATAAATAAGATATTATTGAACTGCCCTAAAATAGTTATAACCTTTATGGTTACATACAACGCATTATCTGTTTTCAAATATGATAAACTTATAAAAGAAATATACAAATTAAAAGAAACATATGCAAGTCCGTATAGATATTGGAACTCTGCAACGTTTTTGGATTCATCGTATTTGAGATATCCAATGCATCAAACGGTTCAAGTATTACCACATCAATTTGCCGAAAACATAATGAATCAGGCCAAACTTGCAACATTCTTTTCAACACCATCATTCAATTCCACACAAATTGGATATAGTGATGTAGAAGTTCAAAAGATTAAAAGAATATATGATTGGATGTTAGCACCACAGGACGCAGAACAGCAAATGAAAAATAGATATAATTTCTATAAATATTTTAGTGAGCATGATAGGCGTAGGGGAACTGATTTTTGTAAAACGTTTCCTGAATTAGAAGAATTTTATAATTTTTGTTCAACAATTACAATATGAGTTTAAATATAAATCAAGAAAACCTATATTTGGTATTACCATCAAATGTATCATTTAAAGAATCTAATATAGGAGATTCTATGGAAAATGATTTTACTTTATTTGCGAGAGTAAAAATAGATAAAGAAAAGTTAACAGAAAAAGAGGCATTCATACTTTCAAGAAGTGGAATGCATTCCGGAATATCTGTATTCAAAAATGAAATAGGTAAAGTTTTTTTACAATACACATATTGGTTTAAAAATGATGAAGATGGTACGAATTATATAAAGCAGGTTAATACGGAACTTTCGGATACGTTGTTGGAAAACTATATAAATGTTTATATGGTTAATAATGATGAAAAATCAAAAATATCTTGCTACTTAAATGGAGATATCGTTGGTAGTATTGTGTATCCTGGTTTTAAAAAAATATCTTATGTAGATTCACCATATTGGATAGGGTGTGGTAGTATGTTTACGGAAGGTGATTCAAAGGGTATTGGTGATTTTGAATATGATGTAGTTTTTTCCGTAAAGAAGAGATTATCAAATATAGATGTTGATGATATATTGAAAAACTATTATTCAACGTATAGTGAAACGGTATTTGAAACTTATAAAGTATTTAGCAAAAGTTGGGAATTATCAAAGTATTTTGCATTCTTTTGTGACTTTAAAATATCAAATAGATATAAGATTTGGAACTATGCTTTTAATGGAAACTACCCACAAATTTATATAGAAGGAAACGTATACTATTAATTATGAAAATAGCAGTATGTTTTAGTGGACAGATGCGAACTGCATTAGAAAATTTTGAAAATATTAAAGAATTTTTAGGAGAACTTTATGATTCTTGTGATTTTTTTGTGCATGTATGGGATTTGTGTGAATATAAAACATATAATGTATCAAATATAAAAAGAAAACCATATAGAGAGTCTGAAGAAAAATCAAATAAGATTCGTAATCAATATCAACCTAAAAAAATGATATTTGATAATATTGATTACTCAACTGGTTATAAAATATGTACTATGTATGGTATTCAACCACTTTGGTATTCTTTTTGGAAAAGTATTCAATTAAAAAAACAATATGAAATTGAAAATGGTTTTGAATATGATTATGTGATAAAATTGAGATTTGATACAATATTTAATCCTGATGAAACTAATTTCAAAAAAGAAATAGAAAGTACTACACAAAATATTGTTAAGTTATTGGGATACGCACCCACGGCTGTGTGTGATGAATTTGAACCAATAGCTACGGATGTTTTATTTTTATCAAAATCAAAAGAAATGAACGTAGTTGCTGATTATTTTTGGGAATTAGTAAAAAAATACGATATCGGCAGTTACAAAAATTTACCATATTACTTAATAGATTTGGGAATTGAACCAAAAAATACAAAAAATATGAACGATTTTTGTATATTAAGAGATGAGTTCGTACCTAAAGTACAAAATATAAAAAATAAATTAGAACTATATAATACTATAAAAGAGTTAGAAGAATATTATTATGATTCAAAAAATGATAATTGTTTTATAAATGATTTAAAACAAACATTAAAAAAAGATAATGTAGTATTGGATGAAAACAAACTTTATTTTATTGAAGATATTGAATCCATTATAAAAACACAAAAATTAATATGAAAATAGCAGTATGTTTAAGCGGACAGTGGAGAACCGGAAATTATTGTTATGATAATTTAAAAAGGTTTTTTGGTATACTGTACCCATATTGTGATTTTTTTATACATACCTGGGATGTAAACAAACAAAAATGTTATAATTTATCAAATGTATTTTCAAAGGAAGCAAAGTTAACTGATGATGAAATTAGTGAATTGAAAAATAAATATAAACCAAAAAAAATAGTTATAGAAAACTATTATCAAACACATGAAACTTTAAAAAGATATGAACCCTCAATATATGTTGATATTAAGTTTTTTGATATAATTCAACCACTTTGGTATTCTTTTTGGAAAAGTATTCAATTAAAAAAACAATATGAAATTGAAAATGGTTTTGAATATGATTATGTGATAAAATTGAGACCAGATGTAGTATTCAGCACAGATAGAAGATTGGTACAAGATATTGAATTGTATAAAGATGAAATAGATGCAGGCGAATTTTATATAGAAAATTTAATGCGAGAGTGGACAATAGATAGTACTACGGTGGATGATGTATATTTTTTATCTAAATCGTATCAAATGGATATTGCAGCAGAGTATTATACAAAATGGATTGAGTGGGGAATAATAGATTCACCATTATATCCATTTTATGGATTTTTAAGACATTCAGTTTTAAACGATTTAAAAATATGTAAATTTAAAAAAAGATATTTGGGTGGTGAATATGGATATGTAGTACAAAGACCCGAATGTTTAGAATATGGAAATATGACATTAAAAGAGTATAGAGATTGTCAATGTTGTGAAGATTACTATTATGGAAACCCAATAGATAATCCAAAAACTCCAAAAGGGTTTTATATAGATTATATAAAAAGTAAATATGAAATTGATAATGAATCCGTATATTATATTGAAGATTTAATAGAAATTAAAAGTAAAAAACTTATTTAAATATGAAAATAGCAGTTTGTTTAAGTGGTCAATTAAGAACTTGGAAAGATTCCCATAAAAGTTGGCATGAATTATTTGAGAATTTAAAAAATTCTCCAGAATTAGATGGAGAGGATATTGAAGTTGATTACTTTGTTCATACTTGGGATTTTAATAGTACACCATTTGCAGTTTGGACAAAACAGCAATGGGATGATGGGAAGTATCATACTGGATTTGAACAACCACCCGCTGAAGGAGTTACAAAAGAAGAACTTGATGAATTTTTAGAAACAATTAAACCCAAACACCATATAGTTGAAACCATATTAAAAAGTACAAGTAGAAAAGAGGAATTGGATGCTAGAATTCAATGGAGATTGGGAGATTATACAAAGTGGGCACCCATTAGTTGGGCCGGAGCACAATTATACGGTATTATGAGAGTCGCTGAAATGAAACGTAATTGGGAATTGGCTAATGGGTTTGAATATGATATGGTAGTTAGAATGAGAAATGATTTGAGTTTTGATTACTTAAATCGTATGATTTTTATGAACGATTTTGAAAAACCAAAACCAAAAACAATATATTCAGTTCATAGTTTTAATACCGAATATTTCCCACATGATGCAGTTGGTGATATATTCTTTTATTCTGATAGTTTTACATATGATATTTTTACAAATGTATATAAATATTTACCACAAATATCTCCTGATATATTTCCACCTGATGTTAAGGTAGAATCAATATTAGCATATATAATTAGAATGTTTGATATTAAAAATGTAAGATTAAAAATTGATCCAGATATAATAAGATAATATGAAAAAAATTACAACTTATAACATTGCAGTTTGTTTGAGTGGACAATCACGTACGTGGAGGGCCGCAAAAGAAAACATTCTAAACTATTTTGATGTTAAAATAAACACTCACAAAAATTGTAAGGTGAATGTAGATTTTTTTATCCATACATGGGATACAAATAGTTATAGAGAAAAAACCCAACCAAGATGGGAAAATACGGATTATAAAATAAAGAATCCAAACGAAGAAAACGAAATTAAATTGGCATTCAAACCAAAAGCCATAGAGTATGAAACTTACAACCCAGAGGCCTTCGCAGAAGCTTGGGAAGGTATGTTTTATAGTTTTATGAAAAGTGTAGAACTTAAAAAAAGATATGAGTTAGCAAAAGATATCACATATGATATGGTTATTAAAACTCGTTTCGATATAAACTTTTTACAAGATGGTGTAAATAAATTTGGATTACCTATGAATAAATTTTATGTACATCCTCTAATCCCATTTACCGCATACGCATCATCACCAACACCTACGAGATTTCCAAATGAATTTAATCAAGTTTGTTTTGATGATGTATTATTTTATGCAGATTCTCCAACTATGGATATTATAGCACAATTATATAGATGGTATAAAAAAATAATGCAGGTCGGAAGATTGCAAAAAGTTACAGGAGAGTTTGTAGAATTTCCTGAATTTTATTATGGACCGGGAACACTATTATACAAATATATGACGTTGTGGAATATACAACCTTATGCGGAACATGCAAATCCATATTATGTAGTTAGAAAGGAAGCGGAGGACAAAAAATTACATAGTATTGAAAATTGGAAAGAAATATATGATATATCCAGAGATTGGTATGAAAACGGATATTTTGAAAAATCAAAAGCAGATATACATTAATTATGAATAATTTATTTGTTTTTGGATGTTCTTTTACAGAAGGAAATGGTTGTCATTTAAATGAACCATATGCAAAAAAATATAAAAAATCAGAAGATGATTTAATATGGCCAGAATACGTAGCAAAAAAACTTAATTTAAATTTACATAATTTTGGAAGAGGATCAACGGGAAATGATCGTATACTGGATTCTATTATAGATAATTATGATAAGATAGATGAAGGAGATATTGTTATAATTCAAAAAACATTTTCACATAGATTTGATGTATGTAATACAAATCAATATGGAATCAGTCATTGGCAAACGATAACACCAACATCGTTGAATTCATTGGAAAAAATGGGATATTATGATGATGATATTTTATCATTAACAAAGACGTTATCTATGATAGATTCGGATTTAAATAACCAAAGGTGGATACGTAGATTTAATTTTTTTAAAAGGATATTAATTTCTGATAAAAAAGTCAAAGAATGTATTTTTTGGGATTTAGAAAGTGGATATCACACTAAATGGGAAAGAATAGTTCAGGTTGACCCTGATATAAACGATGGTCATTGGTCATACGAAGGGCATAGAACATTTGCTAATGAAATTTTAGAAAAATTAAAAAACTATGAATAGTAAATTAAAAATAATTTGTAATGGAGATAGTTGGGTATTTGGATCAGAAATAGCAGACCCACAAATAAGTATTCGTTATGATGGAACGGTGCACCCCGGAAAATATGACTGGACAGAAGAGAATGATCCTTACAGAATTCCAAAAATATTTCCAACAAAATTATCAAAAATAATGGATGCCGAAGTTACGAATTTATCTTGGCCGGCTGATGATAATGGAACTATAGTATATTGTTCTATGTACTATAGTTCCATTATCTTGGCCGGCTGATGATAATGGAACTATAGTACATAGAACAATATCATACATAACCACAAATTATATAGAGAAAGAAATACCAACAGATAATTTATTTGTAATAATTGGTTGGTCATCTCCAGAAAGAAACTTTTTTTGGTACAAAGATGAAGAAGAAAAAAAATCAATGAGATTTAGACTTTGGCCACAAGTACAACACTTTGATGCACCGGCACAAGAAGAATTTTGGAAATTGTATGTCCAGTATCTTTGGAACGCCGAAGAATATCTACCAAGATATGTTATGAATGTTTTACAACTTGAAAACTTTTTTAAAGCACATAATATTAAATGGTTAATGTTTAATGCATTTTATCAAACACCAGGAAAAAATCCTATGGATTGGGAAGATTTAAATGTAAGAGATGAATTACAAAAACTAAATTTACACGGAAGCCCATATACCATATCGAATGATAAAAATAGATATGCACATCAGTACAATTATGTACCAATATGGGATACTATTGATAATATACGTTTTTATAAAAAAGACCAACCAAATAATACATTTAAAAGTTTTATGGAAAAGAAAAACCCCGGCCGTGCATATTATGGTTGGCACCCATCTCCCGAATCGCATACACTATGGGCAGAAGAACTTTTTAGATATATAAACGAATATAAGTTATTAAAATGAAAATAGATTTATCAAATATTACATTGGTTGTTATAGATGATTTAAAAGATATGCCAACCGAAAATAATATACGATATATAATATTGGATAAAGCAATAAAATATGCTAAAACTTATATTGATTTTTTTGATGTAAAATTTTTTTCACCGCTTCATGGTTTTAAAAAACAATTTGTAAACGGATCCGAATATAGCCGATGGGTAATTAAAAACTTACCATATGAAATAGAATCGGAATATTACTTAATAATGCAGTGGGATGGGTTTATTGTAAATCCAAATAAGTGGAATACTGATTTCCTTAAATATGATTATTTAGGTGGTGGTGGTGGATTACAAAATGGTGGGTTTTCCTTAAGAAAAACATCTAAAATGAGAAAATTATCAAATATAAAATATTGCGATTATTTTGGTAATGAAGATTCTTTTTATTCTTTATTTTTTAATGATGTTTGTAAAAATGTAAACAAAAACGATGACAGATTTGATGAAAATTTTTACAAAGAATGTGTAGAAAATGAGTGGATTTATAAAGATCAACCATTTGATATAAATTATACACATACACATGATGTAAATTGGGATTGTAATAAATTTTCATCATTTTTTACATTAAATACGGAATCATTTGGTTGGCATTGGTCCGGCCAATTAGATTTGTTTACTACATTACATTTTTATAAGAAAATAAATATGTTTAGTGAAGAAGAATTAAAAATCATACATAATTATTTAAAAAGCAGAATAAATAGATAATATGAAAAATGTAGTTATTTGTGGGGATTCTTTTAGTATTGGCATTGGTTGTCACAATTTACATAAAGAACCATATGGATCTCGATTGGCCAACCACTTTGATAAAACTCTTATAAATTTCGCAAAGGGTTCATCTACAAATTTTTCGATATTTTTACAAGTAAAGCATGTAGTTGAAACAATATCTCCATCCGAAATAGAATTTGTTTGTATTGCGCCAACTTCTTATAATAGAGTTGAGTGGTTTCCTGAAAACGTAGATACAACGGATGGGGATTTAAAATTAACACAAGTAAATTATCACCAATATCCACCGTATGGAACGGATACATATCAGTATATTTTGGAAAATCCAATTGGAAATGATAAAAATTATACAGGAGAAATGTTTACAGAAAATTATTACGGCATAGTAGATTATGTTGATAATGTTTTAAGTGGAAAACGACAGGTGGGTGATTACTATTCTAAATTTAAAAAAGAAAGGTCTGATAGATTAAAATTATTAAGAAATTATTACGCCGATGTATTTGATGATAGAATACAAAGATATTATGATATTGGTGTAATTACTATGGCGTATGGTTTATTAAAAAGTAAGGGAATTAAAGCATTTGTACTTACATATGATCCTGATTTTAAAAATTATATTCCTGAAGAAAGTTTAGTGAACGTAGATTGGGGGATTTTATCACAAAAGTATCCTGATGATTTAAAAACTTTACATACATCAGCAGAAGGACATAAAGAGGTATTTGAATCAATAATGCAAAAAATAGAACAAAATGGATGGTACAAATAAAAAAAGATTCTTTGCATTTGGTTGCAGTTACACTTGTCATATGACGGGTACTTGGGCTGATTATATTGGTTCAAATTTTGAAGAGTATTATAATTTTGGAAGAGCTGGTGCATGTAATACTTTCATAATGAATAAATTTATAGAAGCAGACGCTAAATATAAATTTAATTGGGAAACGGATTATATAGTTGTAATGTTTACAAATTTTAATAGATTTTCTTACTACAACACCATAGGGTGGAACCTACAGGGAAGTGTTTATCAAAATGAAACATATCAAGAACAATTTAGAAATAATATGTGGTCTGAAGATTGGGGTATTTATAATTCTTGGATTGCAGTAAATGTTGTAAAACAATTATTAAGATATAAAGCAATTGAAAATAAAATACTATTGGCTATGGATAGTATTTATTATAAAGAATCACCATTTGATGATACATTATCAAATCCATTATCTACCAAATTTGTAGATAATATTTATAACTTATTATCGGATTCCGAATCTTTAGATAGGTGGAAAGATAAACGATACAAATATCCAGAAGATTATGAATTGTACGTTAAAGAAAATTTTAGAGATGGACATCCAACCCAATTAATACATTATGAGTTTATGAAAGATAAATTTCCACAATTCGATACGGAAGAAGCAAAAAAAGAATTTGAATATTTAGAATCGATAAAAGATACATCATCTGTTCAAAAACAACAAGAATTATACAATAGAAATTATTACCAAACAAAAAATAAAGCTTTCGGAACTCCACTATTTTAATATGAAAAAATATAAATTAAATTTTGTTTTTGATTATTTTTTTCCAAATTTTATACTACCAAATGCAACTATGCCAGAGTTGGGAATAATAAATTATTTGGCATCAATGCATTCTAATAAAGCACAAAACGCAACGGTTTTTGAACAACAAATATCATTGCCCGAATTATTTGGAAATAAATTGGGAGGAATGCCAAATTCAGGAACAGGATATTTTTATCAGGCAGCAGTATACCAATCTTTATTGGATTTTACTCAAAAACCACTTTATAACAATAATAATGGACAAGAAAAATTTATATATCCAATTAAACCAAATCCTGTTTTAAGTGATTTTATAGGAGCAAGTCAATCCATTGGAAGCCGAATGAGTGGTGAGTATTTTTGGAAATATATATCCGCACAGGCAATGGAGCATATACTAAAAAGAGATGGTATAATTTTTATAGATTACTCAATGGAACCATATATAGATAAATATTTACATGATTATTTTCATGATTGTTTAAGAAATAGTGGTATACCAAAAGAAAGTATAATATTATGTGTAAATAGTTTTAATGCAAGGACTTGTTACGAAAACTATTATACAGAAAATGAAAGAATGTATTCCGTTAGAAATCTACCATTTTGTTTAGATCATAGTTCTTGGTATTACAATGATGAATTGGAAAGAAATACCGGAATATGTATGAATGAAACTGATTTTAAAAATACAAAAGATGTAATAAGAAAAAACCATTTTCTTATGAAAATACGAAATGGTAGAGAACATAGAATGGCATTCTTATACCAAATGGCAAGTGCTAATTTATTGGATATGGGTGATTTTTCATTTTTAGCACCAAACGGAAATCAATATTCAAAAGATACTGCTCAATTTGTAATAGAAAGATATGGTTTAAAAAATCCAAATATTAATAATATTAAAAAACTACATGAAACATCACCGCACATTTTACAAAGTGAGAGAGGAATAACATACGGACAGATTAATGCTTGGACAGATGCACACTATCAACCACATATAAATTCTTATTTTGAAATATGTTTTGAAACATTTGTACACGGAGACCATAAATCATTAACAGAAAAAATATTTAAACCTATTGTAAACTTTCAACCATTTTTCTTTGTTGCATATCCTGGGGCATTACAACTTTTAAGAAATTTAGGATTTAAAACTTTTGAAGGATTTATAGACGAAAGTTATGATGAAATGGAAAATATAAATGATAGAATACAGGCTATCTTTAAGGAAACACAACGATTATGTAAAATGAGTAAAGAAGAAATACATGAATGGTATTGGGGAATGGAAGAGATATTAATACACAATCATAGAACTTTAATACAATATCATAAAAATAGATTATTTGCAGAAGATTTAATTAGTGAATTCTATGATATAACGCATAATGTTACAAATGTTATTTAAGTATGAAAGAAACAAAAGATTATCAATTAATACTATCGGATGGTGTTTTTATAAATAAAAACTATGTAAATAAGGAATTACTTACAATTGCAAGTGATACAAAAGATGATGGTTCTATTTTATATAAAATGAATGAACATGGATATCGTTCGAATTCGTTAAAAAATAAATCAGAATATAATATTCTAACATTAGGTTGTTCTTGGACTATGGGTGTTGGTGTTAGAAATGAGGCAATATGGCCAAATCTAATATCCGAACAAATACAAAATAAAATACAAAAAAATGTTTCGGTATTTAATTATGGAACATATGGAGTATCAACATCCTTTACTGCTAAAAATTTTTATAAAATAATAACATCAGAAATAAAGCCAGATTTAGTATTAATAATGTGGCCGGGATTTAGTAGAAGGGATTACCTAAAGGATAATGGTGTTTTTAAAAAAATAGGTGGATTTCGTTTAGCACATGAAAGAGATGTAATTTGGAAAAATGAAGAGGAAGATAAATTATTTGTGGAATTAAGAAACGATTTTCAAGATTTAATGGAATTTTGGGAAGCATATAAATTTGTACAATCTACGGCAAAATTATACAATATTAAAGTAGTTCATACAATTGCAGGATATTATTATGACATATTTAAAGAATTAAAACCCTACCTAAAAGAAACAATCGATTACGATTGGTTTTTTGAACCAATTGATTGTTATAAAACGGATTCATCTGCAAGAGATAATCACCATCCTGGCGAAAAGTGGCATTTAGAGTTTTCAAAAAAATTTTTTGATTTTATTGATAAAAAAATTGGAGAAAGTATTTTTCACAATTTACCACAGTAATATATTTATAAAATATAGAAAGTAGTTATTATGAAAACAGTTACAAAGCCTTGGGGAAAGGAGGAGTGGTTAGAACTCAATGATAGTTATTGTTATAAACGCATATACATAAATGCGGGATACAAAACATCCTACCAATATCATAATTTTAAAAGAGAAACAAACTATATAATTTCAGGTGAAGCAGAAGTTTGGCTTGAAAATGATGAAGGTGTTGTTGAGAAGAAAATTATGAAAGCGGGTGATTATTTTAATGTAACACCACCAAAAAAGCATAGAGTAATCGCACTTACTGATATAATCCTTCAGGAAGTCTCTACACCTGAAGTAGATGATGTAATCCGAATCAACGATGAGTTTGCCAGAGCGGATGGTAAAATAGAAGGAGAGCACCAAACTCCTGCTGTATTGATATTAGCAGCGGGATTGGGTACTCGTTTGGAATCTCTTACAAAAGAAATAAATAAAGCACTTTTACCAATTAATAATCGTGCAATCATATCTCATATTATTGATAAATTTCCAAAAGAATATGAATTTGTAGTTGCAATTGGATATAAGGGAGAGTTGGTTAAGGAATATTGTAAATTAGTATTTCCCAATCATAAATTCACATTTGTAGAAATTGATAATATAGATGGTGAAGGTTCCGGCCCTGGCTATTCTGCCTTAAAATGTAAAGAATATTTACAAAGACCTTTTTATATTACAACTTGTGATTGTATAATTGATTCACCAATACCACATTTGGATGGTAATTGGTTGGGAGTACAACCGACATCTTATCCTGAAAAGTATTCCACAATATTAGTAGATGGAGAAAACATTGTAAAATATTCCAATAAAAGTGTAGAAGGATATGATTTAGCTTTTATTGGATTGGCTGGAATTTGGGATTATAAAATATTTTGGGAAAAATTAGAAAAATCAATAAATAATGGAGAATTGGTATCGGCATTTGAATCACCATTAGAATATCCAACATTTAAAATTAAAAAATTAAAATGGCTTGATACGGGTAATTTGGATGATTTAAATAAATCAAAACAATATTTTAATGATAAACCACTATCTCTACAAAAAGATAATAACGAAATAACTTATAGAGAAGGTAATTTATTTATAAAGTTTACGCCTGAAAAATCTATATTACAAAATAGAATAGAACGTGCAAAAATTTTGAATGATTTTATACCACCCAATTTTAATAGTGTATCTAATTTTATTTATTATAATTGGAAAGACGGTAATACACTATATGAAATGGATGATTTGAATTTATTCAGAAAATTCTTAAATAATTTTGAAAAAAATTTAGTAGAAATTTGTAATAATTCAAATAAGCATACCTATGAATTTTATAAGCTAAAAACATTAAAAAGATTTTCCAAATTTATAAAAAAGAATGGTGAAAAGTATTATCTACATTCATACAATATAAATGGTAAACAATACCCAGAATTAGAATCATTTTTTTCATTTATAAACTATGATAGTTTTAATTCAAATCCATTTTATAAATTATTTCATGGTGATTTACAATTTGATAATATTATTTATAATTCAAATGAAAATAAATTTACATATATCGATTGGAGAGAATCATTTGGGGGGTATACGCCAGCCGGAGATGTTTATTATGATTTAGCTAAATTATATGGGGGGTGTATAATACCATATGATAAAATGAAAGATGAAAATAACATAAATTATATAGAAGGAGAATACACTATTAAATATTCTTATGAGGTCTCTAATAATTTAAGTTTATTTAAATCTGAATTTGAAAATTGGGTTATCCAAATGGGATTTGATTTGAATAGAGTAAAATTCATAACGGGTTTAATATTCTTAAATATGTCACCATTACATGATGAGAAATTTTCAAAAATGCTTTGGTTTAAATCAATAGAAATGTTATACGAATATGCAAATAAATAAAGATACAAAAATATACGGATCATTTTCTAAAACACCTGGTAACAACGGGTGTTTATTTTTCAATACAGCTTTTGAAAAGTACAAAATAAATGCAATATATAAATCATTTTATTCGGATAATATAGTAGACACAGTTAATTCGGTTAAACATTTAGGCTTTTCCGGATTCGCATTGAGTATGCCACATAAAATTAGTGTAGTTCCATATCTAAACGATATGGATGATATATCTAAAAACATAGGAGCAGTTAATACGGTTATAAATGATAGTGGAAATTTGATTGGATATAATACTGATTTTTTTGGTATTATTGATTTTTTTTCTTATATTAGTGTAGGAAAAAGTGTAAATATAATTGGTAATGGTGGATTTAGTAAAGCAATACAATTTGCTTGTAATAAAATGAATATAGAATATAAAATATTTGAAAGAAATGATATTGGTAGGATAGAATTTATAACTAATCAAATATTCATAAATGCCACACCAATAGAAATAAAATCACTTTATAATAGGATAATAGATTTAAGGCCACATACTCATTACGGAAAAATAGTAGCGGAACTTCAAGCAAAACACCAGTTTAAATTATATACAGGAATAGAATATGCAACTACCTAAATATTACATATGTCCAATGTCCAAAAATATAGTAGATTCTGTTTTAGAACTGAATGACCCTATGTTTGCATTACTACCAACTCGTAGACAAATAGATTATAATGGTGGTTATGTAAATTCGTGGGATACAAAATCTTTTTACAAATATGTTAAAGATGTAAACCCAAATATTGTATTAGAAAGAGATCATTCCGGCCCAATGCAAGGAGTTCAAGAAGATAGTGGATATGTTAGTTATACAAATGATGCTAATTATTTTGACATAATACATTTAGACCCTTGGAAAAATGCATCAAACCATATAGATGGTATAAAGCAAACGGTAGATGCGTTAAAATATATACATTATTTAAATCCAAATGTTAAGTTTGAAATCCTAACAGAACAGACAATACGTCAATTTGAAGATGCTGAAATTATTGAAATGATGCGGTATTTGTTAAAAAACCTATCTAAAGAAGAGTTTGAAAGTATAGTATATATTGTATTACAATCCGGTGTTGGATTGGATTTAATCAATATGAAAAATACAGGGCATTTTGATTTAGAAAAATTAAAAAAACAATCGTTTTTAATAAAATCATTCGGTAAAAATACAAAAGAACACAATGGTGATTATTTAAGTTTTGATGATATATCTGTTAGATTTGCAAATGGATTGGATTCATTGAATATTGGACCCGAAATTGCGCAGATAGAAACCTTAACTTATTTAAAACATATGACAGAAATTCAAATAGATGAATTTTATAAAATATGTTTGGATTCTAAAAAATGGGAAAGATGGGTATCGGATGATTTTGATTTTTCGGATAAGAAAAAACTTATACAGATATGTGGGCACTATTGTTTTAGCTTATATGATTTACCAAAAATAGATAATATTATTAAAGAAATAATTAAAAATAAATTAAATAATTTACCATTATGTCAAAAATCTATGCGTTTGATTTAGATGATACCCTATGTTATAGACCCAAAGATATTGAACATTTGGGAGGAGATAAATACCACCATTGTAAACCAATACAGGAAATGATTGATATATCGAATTCACTATACGATGGAGGAAATACTATATATATTTATACGGCAAGAGGTATGAAAACTTTTGATGGTGATATTAAAATTATATATGAAAAATTATATGATTTGACATTAAAAAGTTTGGAAGATTGGGGAGTAAAGCATCATGGGTTATTTATGGGTAAAATACATTATGATTTACTAATAGATGATAAGGCTATGGATTTGGAAACTGCAAAAAGAGAATTAAAGGATATATGAAAATATTAGTTACTGGCGGTGCCGGCTATTTGGGTTCCGTTATTGTTGGAAAAATGTTAAACGAAGGTTATGAGGTTATCGTATTAGATAGACTTTTATTTAACCAAACATCTCTGCTGCAGTATACATCAAATCCTAATTTTAGTTTTATTTATGGTGATGTTCGTGATATAAATCTATTAGAAAAATTATGCGATGAGTGTGACGCGATAATTCCACTTGCAGCAATTGTAGGATTTCCAGCATGTGCATCTGATCCAAAATTAGCAAAGGAAATTAACTTTGACCAAATTGTAAATATAGTTAAATTTACAAATGGTAAGAGTAAAAAAATATTATATCCAAATACAAATAGTGGATATGGAATAGCCGAAGGACAAACAATGTGTACGGAAGAATCACCACTAACGCCAATATCGGTTTATGGACAAACTAAATGTGATGCTGA